ACCAGATCATTCAGCACGAAATGAAGCTTAACGCCACGCTTCCGGGCGATACCGCGATGAGTGCGCGTGCCACCATTAACGTGTCAGGGACGAACACCGCTTACGATCAGACCTACTTTCCGAAGATCGTCACGCGCTCGATGAGCCGGGAAGAGGGCTACATGATGAGCGTCGAGGCGCAGAATTCGAATCCGAATCTCTCGCCCGCGGAACCGCCTTCGGATGATGGCAGCACCGAGTCAGCACCTTCGACCGATGATACGGCCGGCTCATGATCGGCCCATTCGCGAATGCTATGCGCCTTCAGGCGCTGCGGGCGCTATCGGACAGGGTTTCGACTCTCACTGGAACCGTCACCAATTACGATCCGAACAAGTACGCCGTCAAGGTCACGCTTCAGCCTGACAACGTTAAGACCGGCTACATCCCGCTTGCCGCGCATTGGGTCGGGAATGGCTGGGGGCTTTTCATGCCTCCCAATATCGGCGATCAGGTCAGCGTCACGTTTGAGGATGGGAACTTGAATGCCGGATTCGCCGAAAGCCGATTCTTCAACGCAGCCAACGTTCCTGTATCGGTACCTTCTGGTGAGTTCCTGCTCCAGCATAAGACTGGAAGTCTCCTGCACTTTAAGAATGACGGAAGCGTTGAGTTCGATTCCCATACCGACTTGGTCCTTAACGTTGGGGGAAAGCTCAACGCTTCAATAACCGGGGATCTTCAGGCCACAGTTAGCGGCAACATGCACTTGGATGCATCGAGCGGCACCGCTGAAATCACCGCGACCACACTCACCGTCAACGGCAAGCTCGCCGTCACTGGTACTTCTGCGCTTCAAAGCGATGTCACCGTCACCGGGACAGTGACTGCCTCGACGGATGTCAAAACTGGAACCATCAGCTTGAAGAATCACGAGCACACGAGCGCATCGGCTGGAAACCCGACGAGTCCGCCGATTCCATGAGCAATCTATTGGCGGACCTCTCCCATTATTTTGGGGGCGATTTGTCGTCGGGAAACACGGGGGATATCGCGACCGCGACAGGAACCTTACGTGGCCAGCAGCGGGTATTGCGCCGTCTGCTTACCAATCCAGCTACTGCAACGACGCCCGGGGACTACATCAGCGAACCGACATATGGGGCAGGGTTGCCGTCATACATCGGCAGGAAGCTGGACGTCGCGAAACTTCGGGCGCTGATCATCGCGCAAATGCTTCTGGAAGACTCAGTGGCCGCGACGCCGACACCGGTCGTGAACATCAGCACCAACAATGACGTGACGGAAATCAGCGTGCAAATCAACTACAACGATCAGCCATCGAACAAGCCTGTCGTCTTGTCGTTCACGATTTCCCCATAAATGGCCATCAATACACAGTCCTTTTCGATCATCGTCAGCAACGCGGTTGCTGCGGTTCAAGGAGCAGCAAAGCAACTCGTCGATTTCAGCGTTGGCTCAATCTCACTCGCCCTTGTCCAGGCTTCCGCGCAAATCGCGTTGTGGCTTGAAGCGATCATCCTGCAGGTCGCTGCGCTGACAAGGTTCACGACTTCAGTAGGGCCCGATGCCGATACATGGGCGGCGGACTATGGTTTTAAGCGCCTAGGCGCCGTTCCCGCCGTTGGAGCAGTGACATTCTCGCGCTTCACCAACACGAATCAGGCAATCATTCCGGCCGCCGTCAATAGCGGCACTGATTCGAACGGCAACATCATCTGGACCGGCGGGGCGCTTGTGCAGAGCGCCGACGGCACCGAATCCTATATGGTGATCCCGGATACGCAGCAACCTGCGTATAACGTCACTTTGAATGCCTATGTGATCCCGGCCATGGTCACTTCGGCAAATGCCACGGTCGTATCCGTGAGCGCTGGAACTGGCGGCAATATCGCGGCGGGGTTGATCACGGTTCTGGGCACTTCCGTTCCCGGGGTTGATACCGTCACGAATGCGTTGGCATTCACCGACGGCCAGAACGCAGAGTCCGATACTGCTTTCAAAGGGCGCTTCGTTCTGTATCTGCAATCTCTAACCGAAGGGACACCGACTGCAGTTCGAGATGCAGTGCTGAACCTGCAGGAAGGTGCCGCGGTTCTTTTGGTTGAGAATCAGAACATTTCTGGTTTCTTCCAAGCGAGCTATTTCTACTGCATCTGCGATGACGGGTCTGGAAATCCTTCCGGGACGTTCTTGTCGAACTGCTTCAACGCGATCGACAAGGTGCGCGCGGTTGGAACCTCATTCTGCGTGTTTCCGCCTGTCGTAGTGCTGGCCAATGTCTCGATGGTCATCACCGTATCAAGCGGATACACGCTCTCCGCCGTTGAGGCCCAGGTCGTCGCCGCATTGACCGCCTTCATTAACGTATTACCGATCGGTGCGCCATTACGGTATACGCGCCTCGCACAGGTTGCCTATGACGCATCTCCAGGGGTGACCAATGTCAGCGGGGTACTCTTGAATGGCGCAACCGTTGACTTGACAGTTCCGGGCCAGGATCTGATCAAGGCCGGCACCATTACGGTTACATAGATGATCGGTGATCAGAGCGACATTCTTCAGCGACTGCAGAAGCTCGTTCCGAACGGCTGGTTTCAATTTGGATTGACGCCGGTCAAGGATGCGATTCTGCAAGGGTTTGCGAGTTGCTATCAGTTCATCTATGGGCTGGCGCAATACGTCAGACTGCAGACGCGACTGGCAACCGCCACCGATGGGTTTTTGGACCTGATCGCCTACGATTTTTTCCAGAACAATTTATTGAGGCAGGCGGGGCAATCGGACGATAGCTTCCGCGCCTCCATCATTGCGTTTCTGTTCCGCCAGCGCTGTACGCGTCAGGCGATTGTGCTGGTTATTCAGCAGTTGCTTGGCACTACGCCGGTCATCATCGAGCCGGACCGGCCACCTGACACGGGCGCGTATGACAACGCGAAAACGATGGGCTATGGCCTCGCTGGCGTCTACGGCTCCATGTCGATGCCGCTTGGCTGCTTTGTGACCGTCTACGTCTCGCAGTTCCTGGCAGGCGTGCCACTGGTTGCTGGCTACGACATTTCGGTCGGAGCCTATGACACGGGCTCTCAGATCGAATATATCGCGCAGGGTCAGGATTCGATCAGTCCGTTGACCCTTGCAGACATATTCGCATCTCTTGATTCCGTGCGGCCGGTGACCGGGCAGATTTGGGTGCGTGTGCTTCCGCTGCCTTAAACGTTTCTCACTTTTCAAATCAAGCCCCTCTCGAAGGGGCTTTTTTTTGGGGTACACATTGGATAGAGCTACCGTCTACGCCGGATCTGTTCCGCTGGAAACAGACATCCTGAAGACAGGCCAATTCGCAATGACTGGCTTGGGCTACCTTGCGCAAGATTTGCTTGGGGGTGCGACTCAAGTCTTCGGTGCCGCAGTCAGCCCAGGAACTGGACTCACGGTCTCGGTCGCGCCGGGCCGCATTTATTCCGTGCAACCTCTCGAAGCTTCGGCGTGGTCGTCGCTTCCGCAGGACTTGACCGATCAGGTGATGAAGCAGGGAATACTGCTGCGCGCTTTGACTCTCGCGACCCCCGACATCACGGGTGCGGGGCAGTCGGTCAATTATCTAATCGAGGGCCAATATCAGGACAACGATACGGCTCTTGCGACGCTCGCCTACTACAACACCACCAATCCGCAGCTTCCATTCTCGGGTGCTGGGAACAATGGACTCGCGCAACCGACTACACGTCAAGGACTCTTTGCCGTCCAGGTGAAGGCTGGCACGCCGGCGACCACGGGAACACAAACTACGCCAGCTGCAGATTCCGGTTGGACGCCGATGTATGTCGTCACGGTCGCGCACGGCGCCGTGTCGCTCTCGATAGGGAACATCGCGCCGCATCCGAGCCTGCCGCAGAACTCCGGTTCGTTCTTCATGACTTACGTTGGTGGATCAACTGCGCCGACCGGTCTTGCCTACTACTCCACGAATGGCCCACTGGTCGCGCTCACATGGCCAAATATCGCGGGCGTCATCAGCAATTCCGCTGGATTTTCCTACTCTGGAATTCCCAATTTCTTGATGCCATCAGCCGGCAGTGCACTGATTCAGCAACAGGTGATGGCCTGTGGATATTCAGGGTCGACTCTGGTGCAAGTGCTTGCCGCGATAAACGGCGGCACGCCGAACACGCTGACCTTCATCAATCCATTGGGCTGGAATGTCGGCGGCAACAAGAACATGAACATCGGCACGATCGTTTACTCGCGCGGATTCTAAGGACTCTAAATGGATCGCCAATTCGTTTATCCCGGGCAGATACCGTTCGATACGGATCTGCTGAATTCCGAACGAAACACTTTGAGCGCGCTCGGGCTCTTTGTGCAGGACATTCTTGGGAGCCAGACGCTCGTTTCAGGACTCGCCTGCACGCCTACCGCACCTGCATCGCTTGCGGTGAACTTATCGCCGGGGCGCATGTATTCCCCGCAGCCACTGGATGCGACCGCCTATGGATCGCTTCCGTCGGATACGGCGGATCAAATCGTAAAGCAGGGCATATCGCCCTCGCAGATTTCGCTTTCCATTACGCCGCCGGCCACGTCTGGCTTCTCGACGAACTATTTGATCGAAGCCTCCTACGTGGATGTAGATACGAGCAATGCCGTGCTGCCGTATTACAACGTGGCCAATCCTTCGTTGCCGCTCAATGGCCCTGGTGGCGATGGCATCGCGCAGCCCACGCAGCGTAAGGGCACGATTTCAGTCATCGCCCGCGCTGGCGTTGCTGCTGCGACAGGGACGCAAACGACACCGCCAGCGGACGCTGGATATGTAGGTCTCTACATCATCACCGTTGCGAATGGCCAATCCACCATCACCGCAGCAAATATCACGCTCGCGCCCGGCGCACCGTTTCTCACCGAGAACCTGACGCAGAAGATTTCCGGCGCACAAGCTATTGTCGATGAATTTGCGGCCACATCTGGACAGAGAACATTCGTCCTGTCTCACACTCCGGCGCTTATAAACGCGGTCATTATCTCTCTTGCTGGATTAATGCTCGCGCCGAATATTGATTTCACACTCTCCGGCAACATTCTCACTCTTGCCGTAGGCGCAACGACTGGCCAGCGATTGGTTGCCTATTATGGCGTGCCGTTGAATTTCTCAAGCGGCGCAATCTATGTGATGCTCTCGACGGATTCTTCCGTGCTCGCGGCCGATTCGCTAGGCAACGTCCTTGACTTCTCCCAAGCGCAGGGGCAGATGCGTCTTTTCGCGGGCCCTAATGAAGTCACAAATCAAGCGACGTTTTCTATAGCGCCCTTTGGTTCTGTAGGGTGCTCGGGCTCGATCAACACGGCCGCCAATATCCCTGTCAACGGCCAACCGGTCGGTTACTATCAAGTGACCGCAATGACCGCCAAGAGCGCCACACTGACCATGCAGGCGGTCTATAACGGCGTTACCTACCTCAAGACCTTTACCCTGGCGAAGTCTTTGCAGGGGCCTCAAGGGACGCCTGGGGCAGCCGGTGGTGCTGGCGCTCCTGGTGCCCCAGGCGCAACTGGACCGACAGGACCGACAGGGCCAACTGGACCAACTGGGCCTCAAGGGCCTGCGGGCGCTGGTATCGGCGCGCTCTCAATTTTCCTGTCGAATCCGACGCTGATCGTGTTCTCGTATGCGGATGGTTCCACTCCATCGTTCGCCGGCATCAGCGGACAGGCGCGCGTTTTTTCTGGCGCTACTGAGGTCACAAGTTCCTGCACGTTCTCTGCGGTAGCCGATGGCAATACGACCGGC